GCAAAAGCTGCTCGTATGACAGCAGCCCAGAAAAGATCAGCTATTCGTAGAAAACGAAAAGCAGGAAATCCAGGGGGCAAGCCACGCAATGTTAGTACATTCGTGAAACGGAGAAAAAGCAGTGGCCGCAAAAAGAAAAAGAGGTAAGAAGAAAGATTCTCGTCTTGCACGAGCAAGAGTAAAAGGCTACAATAAACCTCGTCGCACGCCTGGACATTCGAAGAAGTCACACATCGTTGTGGCAAAAGTAGGTAGTAAAGTTAAAACTATTCGTTTCGGTCAGCAGGGAGCTAAAACGGCAGGGAAGCCGAAGGCCGGAGAGTCAGAAAGAATGAAAAAGAAACGTGCGTCATTTAAAGCAAGACACGCAAAGAATATAGCTAAAGGCAAAATGTCTGCGGCATATTGGGCGAATAAAGTAAAATGGTAGAAGAAACTAAAACTGTAGAAGGCTTAGAAGGCGCTGACCTAAACGGTGATGGTCATATTTCCCAAGAAGAGCTAGAACTTCATTTAGAGTTCAAGCGTAAAGAAATGGAAGACGCTGACGCAATGCGAGATGCTCAACGGAATATGGCATGGTTTGCTTTAGGCGGAATGCTACTATACCCCTTCGCAGTAGTGGTTGCAGAGCTAATAGGTCTGGACAACGCATCAAAAGTACTTGGAGATATGGCTCCGACCTATTTTGTCTCTGTAGCAGCAATTGTAGCCGCGTTTTACGGCAAAGAAGCATTAACAGGTAAAAAATAATGGAATTTATAATTGATTTAGCAGTAACCTTTTGGCAGTGGACAGTAGTAATTGCAGTAATTGCAGTAAGCTACTTAATTAATAAACTAGATAAACCAGATCTAAAGCGCATTAATTTTGAGTATACTACAATGCCTAAAATGCAACCGCTACCGATTAAAACAGCAAGTAAAGGTTTCTGGGGCGCCATATTAATGTGGATCACTGGCACACGTCAGTGGGTAATCACAGAAGACTTCCACTACTGGATCGAAAACCAAGCGTATAAAATTCCTGCAGGCTTTCAGTTTGACGGCGCATCAGTCCCCAAGTTTCTTGCGACCTTCCTGTCGCCTGTGGGAGTTCTGTTGATGGGCGGCTTGGTACACGACTATGGTTATAAGTATGCTACTCTTATGAAAAAAGACGGCAGCAACATCGGCCCTCGTGACCAAAAATATATGGATGGTCTCTTCCGAGACATCTGTATCGAAGTGAACGGCTTCTATGCACTTAACTACTTAGCATATTGGGCACTACGCCTAGCAGGTTTTGTAGCCTGGAACGGACATAAAAAGAGAGGTACTCATGTCGTATCTAAGTAAATTAATAAAACAACGTACATCCTGGGACGGGATTGTACTTATTGGCATTTGTGGATCAGTCATATTATTAGGTGGTTTAGCAAAACTACTAGCATGGGTTGGTCTTGGTTACGGAATTTGGACACTACTAAAAGACGAATAATATGGCAGTTGAAATAAGTCGGAGGGACATACCTTCTGATGAACTAGCAGAATACAGATCTGAGACAAGGTTTCTAAAATTACCAGTCGATCCTTATTTGGATTTACTGAATATCACACCGTTGCCTTCGCAGATAGCAATTATCAATGCGATTAACAACCCTAAATATCGTTTTGTCTCAGCAGCCGTTTCTCGACGACAAGGCAAAACGTACATCGCCAATATCATTGGACAGCTCGTGTCTTTGGTACCTGGCTCCAACATTTTAATCATGTCTCCCAACTACTCCTTGTCTCAGATCTCTTTTGATCTACAAAGAAATTTGATTAAACACTTTGATCTAGAAGTTACAAAAGACAATGCAAAAGACAAAGTTATTGAAATATCAAACGGCTCCACAGTAAGAATGGGGTCTGTAAATCAGGTGGATTCTTGTGTGGGCCGGTCTTATGACCTAATTATATTTGACGAAGCGGCACTAGCCGATGGAAAGGATGCTTTCAATGTTGCACTGCGCCCTACCCTTGATAAAGATAATTCTAAAGCCATTTTTATATCTACTCCCCGTGGCCGTAACAACTGGTTTTCTGAGTTTTTCTATAGAGGATTCTCCGATGAGTTCCCTGAGTGGTGTAGTATACGTGCAACTTACAAAGATAACCCACGAATGAGTGAAACAGATATCGCAGAAGCGCGTAAGTCGATGTCAGAAGCGGAGTTTAGACAAGAATATGAAGCAGACTTCAACACATACGAAGGACAGATCTGGAAGTTCAACTTTGAAACACAAGTCAAAGACTACTCACAGTTCGATACTAGTGGAATGGATGTATTCGCGGGGCTGGATGTCGGTTACAAAGACCCAACAGCCATGTGTGTTATTGCGTACGATTGGGATAAAGAACAATACCATTTGGTGGACGAATACTTCAATGCTGAAAGAACTACTGAACAGCATGCTGCCGAGATACAGAAGCTCATTGATCGCTGGGATATTGATTACATTTATATTGACAGCGCAGCTCAACAAACAAGGTATGATTTCGCGCAGAACTACGACATTTCCACCCTCAACGCAAAGAAGTCCGTACTTGACGGAATTGGACATGTGTCAGGGGTTGTTGACAACGACATCCTCTTTGTTGATCAAGAAGCAAAAGAGTCTTTGAGTTGTTTAGATGCGTATCAGTGGGATCCAAACCCTAATCTTATGAAGGAAAAACCGAAGCACAACATGGCATCGCACATGGCAGATGCGTTGCGCTATGCATTATACTCATTTCAAACCTCAAATATATCCTTTTGATGATACCAACTCAAAAATAATGTTTGACAAGTTAGCTTAAAGTCGATATAATTCTTTAGATAAAAAATAAGGAATCAAAGGAAAATGCCTAAGTTAAAACGTGATTATGTAAAGTATGTACGAGATAAGGCAAAGTCCAAGTACGAGAAGGGTTCCTCTTGCGAGATTTGCGGTGCAACAGAGCAGTTAGACTTTCACCACTTTTACAGTCTCACACCATTGTTAAACAAATGGATAAAAGATAACAATCACAATCCCGAGTATATTCAAGCACTTCGGGATGATTTTATAGAAGAGCATCATGCTGAGCTCTATGATCACACGGCTACTTTGTGTCATACTCATCATTTGAAACTTCATTCAATTTACGGTAAAGATCCAGCACTGACTACAGCTACAAAGCAGATGCGTTGGGTAAAGATTCAAAGAGAAAAACATGGCTTGGTATAATCCTTTTAGTAAAAAACCTGTTGATGTCGAAGAGAAGTTGAATCCTGCTCAGTACCTGGATGGAGGAAAAGTAGAGTCTAGCAGAGAACATACTATTAGCTACGAAAGAGCTTACGAAGATCTAGAAATTGTAAATCGTGGCGTGAATATGATCGTAGATGATGTTGCTGAGATTCCTACTCTTGTACTACCCAATGCTCAACAAGGTGTTGTAAAAGGTATAAAGAGAGCAAAAGTTGAGCTTCTTTTAAATAAAGAACCCAACCCTTTTCAGGACATAAATACTTTTCGTCGTAATTTAATTACGGATTTTGTATTAGATGGAAATATTTTTATCTACTTTGACGGTGCTCATATGTATCATTTACCGGCAGATAAAGTACAAATTCACGCTGATAAAGATACTTATGTAGAAAAATATACTCTTAACGAAACTACATTTACTCCTTCTGAGATTATACATATTAAAGATAACTCCTTTCATTCTATTTATAGAGGTGTGCCAAGGCTTAGACCCGCTATGCGTACAATGAACTTGATGGCTTCTATGAGAGCTTTTCAAGATAATTTCTTTAAGAATGGTGCAGTTCCGGGTTTAGTACTTAAGTCTCCGAACACATTGTCAGAGAAAATTAAAGAACGTATGATGGTATCTTGGCAGACTCGTTATAAGCCAGATACTGGAGGTAAGCGTCCTCTCATACTAGATGGAGGACTAGAAGTCGATAGCCTCACAAAAGTAAACTTTAAAGAATTAGATTTTCAAAGTGCGATTACAGAAAATGAAAAGATCATTTTAAAAGCACTTGGAATC